TAGCTACAGATTTTGCTAAAGCACCCTTCATTGTCATTGTCTTGACACCTTTAAGTACTTTACCGCCTGAAAACCAACCTGTAAGGAATTGTGTCATTCCTTTAGTTATTCCACCTATTACTGTATCTGGTTCTCTTTCAAAATCAGGTAAGGTTAATTTATCGTCAATTAAACCTTTATCTTGTGCTTCTTTGTAAGATAATAAATTTGGTTTTAAATCTGATAACTGAAATCCTTCTTCATCATTACCAAACCCTACGCCATAAAAACCTGTCTTTTCTCCTAAAGTGTCACCTAATTCTTCTACTAAACCTATACTGGCCTGAACACCATCTCGAACACCATCTAGTGCTGATAATCCAATGTCAGTAACTAAACCTCTTTTATTTGGGTCTATTTTCTTAAAGTATTTATCAATCTGTTCATCTGTAGTTCCTTCAGGAAATTCATAAGATTGATTATTAAATGTTTTTGTTATCATTTTAAATCTTCTGGGTTTACTGTGATTATAGGTGTTGTGCTTGTGCCTTCGTTATCTACTGTGACTTTTCCATCACTAAATGGGTCTTGGGTATCGGATAAAGCCATTTCTTGAACTTCATTATATTTTTCTTTAACAAATTTATTAAAAGCTATTTCTCTTTCAGAAGTACTATTATTAAAATTTTCTACTGGGTGTTCTTTTAACCACTTCCTCATAGACGCTTCAAATCTTTCGTGTTCAAGAGGACTTACTTGGTCTAAACCTGCAAACTTACCTTTGTTAGATACATCTGCAAAACTTTTAACTTTATCTTTAAAATGATTAAAATATCTAGAAGCTAGTAATCCATCTTTTTCAGTAAATTGAAAATCTTGTATTTCTTCTTTCATTTTAGAATAGAAACCACCAGTAACATTAGGAACATTAGATTTTAATTTTTCCATTGCTTCATCGTATTTACTTTCTTTTAATAATTGTCTTACATCTTCTTCTACTCTTGGGTCAGTTTGACTATCAAAACCTACTTCTCTACTTTCAAATTCTTTAAATATTTTATCTTTTTTACTTCTAGAAAAAGTATTCCAATCTTTATCATTAATAGCTTGTGAATAAGTATCGTACTTATCAGCAAAGTTAGACGCTTCAAAAGTTTCTATAGTATTTGCTGTACTTAGTTCTGTTGCTCTATCTTTTTCTTCTTGTAAAATTCTGTCATCAATTTTTTCTTTAATAGCGTCAAGGTCATTTTCTAAACCTTTAACACCTGCTAAATTTCCTGTTCCTAATTGTAAATGATTAGGTAAATCTCTAAGTAAATTTTCTGCAAACTCTAAGTCACCTGTAGTTTCAGCATATTCTTTTAAACTTTCTAATAAATATTTTTGTGCAGTAGAATTTGATAAACCATTTGCAGTTTTATCTTTTATAAATTCTGATATGTCAGCACCTATTTCTTCATTACTTCTATTTTGGTCAAATTTACCTTGAATAGTTTCTTTAAAATTTCTTTTATAATCTTCACCAATTTTAGATAATTGTGATTGCGTATGAGTATTAAATAGAGAGTTTCTTGTTTTAGATGTTTCACTAAAAAAACCTTTTTCTAATTGTAAAGCGTCAAACGCACCTAGATTATTTTCTGTAAAAAACTTCTTTAACTCATCATTATAAAATTTATCAAAGGCTTGTGGGTCTGGGTTTTCTAATACATTAAACTCAGGGTCAGCATACTTTCTGTAAATTTCTGCTTGAAACTCCATAGCTTTCTTATTTAATGAAAGTTCTTTGTATTTCTCTTGGAAGTATGGACTAGCTTCTTTAGGTATTTCTCCTCTTTTTACAGCGTCATTGAAACCTAATCTATTCTTATTAAATTCTTCTATTGCTTTTGCTTCATCTTCTTTTTTTACTTTCTTTTCAGCATTAATAACCATTGCTGTACCTGCATTATTAACAAAGTTATCTATAGACCTTGTGAATATGTCTATGGATTTATCAACTGGTTTAGCTTCTGGCCTGTAAAATAAATTAAAGTCTGTAGACCTTACTTCAGGCAATTCAGCTTGAAGATTTAATGTAGTTTTCTTTCTAGCCATTATGCGATGTATGTTGTTGTATTAGACTGTTGTTTCTTTAACTGTCTCTTTTCATAGTTAGTCATTAGACCACTATTTTGTTTTTGCATTTCAATGCCATAATAAGTGTTAGCAACATTCCCTACTGCTGAAGCAAATAACATTGCTGAGTTAGGTGGTTGAACATAAGTTGATTGTGCTTCTTGTCCAAACTGAATTGCTTCTAAATTTCTTTCAAACTGCTGGACATTAATATCCATATTTCTAGCAAGTGACGCTTTGTAGTTTCCTTCAGTTCTATAGAAGTCTGCTAGTAAAGCATTGGTTGAACCTGAGAGTGCTATACCTGCACTACCTACTCCTGTTACAAATTCTGCTCTTGCTTTCCTTGCTTTTAATGTTGCTTCAAATCCTTTTTGTGAAGATTGTTTTGCAACTTGTCTAATTTTTAATTGTTCAGAAGCGTATCTTTGAATTGCATTTTTTCTAGCTAATTCGTTTTGTCTTATCTGTCTAGCTTGATTATTCTTTTGTACTTCCTTCTGTTGTCTGTATTGTAGATAAGAAGACCCTGCACTTAAAGCTACGAGTGCGACTTGTGGTGGGACACACATATTTTTATAAACTCATAAAAAGGTTTTTGATTAACTCCATAATTGATTTTTCTTAAAAATTTAAAACCGCACCATTTTAACCATCGTATGTGTAGTTCATTTCTACTGTCTACGAAGTTCCAAAGTACTTTGTATTTGCGGTTTAAAAAATTAACTACTTCTTTATTCTGTCTTAAAAAAGAATAACGAACTCTTTGTATATCTGGTGTAGCTAATAACCAGATTGCACCATCTTCTGTAACTCCAAATATTCCAACAGGAATATCTTTCTTGTCTAACATTGTTAAACATATTTCAGAAGAATTATAACATTCTCTTAGTGCTTGATAAGGATTAAGACCTGTACCATCTAAAATTTCTCTTTTATCTTCGAACCTTAATCTTGGTGCTAAAAAATCTAAATCCTTAATAATAGATTTTCTAAAACCATTATACTCTTGACGAAGCGGTAACATAATATCCTTGCCAACTTGCGTTGATAAAATTTGATGGTAAATGACTGTCGTTCTTTATTGTAACTGTAAGTTTGTCATTTTCTGATTGAACAGCAAAAGTGTAATCTCCATCTTCAAGGTTAACTGTACCAAGTAATCCTGTACCTGTGATTTGGCCTGTGTATGTAGTAGTAGAAACATCTCTACCAACAGGTTTAACTTCTGTAGTAAAAAAGCCAGTATCATTAAAAGAAACATTCCAGTTTCTTATCTGTAATCTACCTTCTTTAACTGAAATTCTTGAACCTGCTGTATCTGCTACTTGTATAAATTGTTGTGAAAACTGAAACTTAAATTCATATTGTTCACCTATAAAGTAATTTTGAGCTGTTATATCGCCAGTAACAACAATAGTAGTTCCACCTACTGTTTGCGATACAGTAGCTATTTCTTGTCCTGCTTTATTAGTAGAACCACTTTTACCTACAACTTTCATTGTATTTTTAATTTGGTATGGAAGTGTAATTGTAGTTTGATTAGTTCCTGAATTATAATTTTCTGTAATCTGAGTATTATTTAATTTTCTATCTAAATGAGTTAAATAAGTTTCACCAGTATCAGTTAATGCAGGTGATATGTTCATTTTTTCTAAATAAACACCATCACTTCTTTCATTAATTATAAATAATTCATTCTCAATAAAATCAATATTTAAGATTTTATCAGAAGTATCTGTGCCAAAAGTAAATTTACTCCATGCACTTTGCAATCTTCTATTTTGACTAACATAGTATTGATATACATAAAGAGCATTATCTTCATCTGAACTTAATGCTACGATAATATTTTCATTAGTAGCACTAGAAAATTTAAAAACATTAGCAGGAATATACTTAGGCACATTCGCTGTAATATCGTCAGCTTGTTTTGTATCTGTGTCAGACGCAATGTAAAGTTCCCTAACGCCTGTGAAAGCACCTTTATTGAAGCCGAAGTAGACATTACTTCCTGCCCCAACTGGTTTAATTGTTTTATCTGTTTCAAATTCTGTCGTGACATTAATTGATATATTCTCCGAAGTTAAAGTTGAACCACCACCACTTAATACGAATTGTGTTTGGTCTGAAAATATAAGTAGTTCTTCATCAAAACTTATAGCGTGTCTAAGAATACTAACTTTAGTATGCGTACTCGCAACATCAATAGGTGCTGAGTCTAAAACTTGAGTTATAGTTTCAGGAAAGAACTCATAGAACTCTCCACTTCTAGACATCCTAATCTATTTCTATGAAAGAAAATATCATTTAGTTTTCTTCCAATAAAAGTTGGGTCTGGTACACTTTCTAAATCACCACAAACTCTTGTACCCCATGTAGGTACATCAAAACTATTTCCTGATATTGTGTATGAAGAACCATCTACTTGTGTAAATCTAAAATTTCCGTCACTTGTCCGAATTAAAATATGTGGCATTGTAGTATTATCTAAAGTAGTTTTAGTTGAAGGTGCTACTGTCTCTTGCCATAAATTATCTGCTGAAATAAATTTTACGTAATAATCATCAAAACCATTATCTGCGTCACCTGTCACTTGAACTACTTGACCATCAACAGCAGGTACAGGTAAGTCAGAAAAGTTTTGAACTTTATCTTTAATTACTTGTGAAGCGTCATTACCAAATCCATCTGAAGCTGTGACTGTTAATGTTCCTGAAGATTTAATTATTGAAAAACTAGAGTTTCCAATATTTGCAAGTGTAATTCCTGAAGGAGAACCTATAGCTGATTTAAGGCCATTTCTTATGTTCTCACTATTAGTATCTGTAGAGGTAAAACTGTGTGTAGTTCCATCAATAGTTATTGAGTAATTAGTAGCATTTACACCCTGTAATACTGAGTAAACTGCTTGTTCTACTTTAGCAGGTGATGTTGTTCCTGCCATTGCTGTAGTCTTATTTTTGTTAACTATAAAGGTAAAATCAGCAACAGTCATACAAACAAAGTCTGACTTTGGATTGCTACTGTTTAAATAATTTGTTGCACCAGTTTGATTTACAACTGTTTTAGATACTCCATCAATATCATACACAGCAATACTGCCATTACTAACAACCACAATGTATCGTTCATTTAAGTCCCTATTAATTGTATGAATAAAAGCATTACCTAAAGAACTACTTGATAATTTTGCTATGTATTCAGTTGGTGGTCTTTTTTTCAATCCTTCTACGACTGAAGAAAAACCATTTATCTGTTCACCTGCTTGTGAATTTAATCTTAATACTTCTGGTTGTTGAGAAACCCCTTGTACTAAATTAGGAATGGTACGACTAACTAAAGCCATTAACTACCTCTTATAATTGTGTATGCCTGTTCTGGTGTATCAAATATAGAATAATCACCAGTATGACTTTCTGCTTGTTTTAAAATACTTAAAGATTTTGCTTCGTCTTCTTGTGAAAATTTATGAATTGTATTAGCACCTAAAGTTCTGTCGTGAAATATTCTTGCACTTCTAATTGTAATATACCTTTTAGCTTGTTCAGGTATTTCATCAAAAGGTAATAAGTATACAGCAGTTACATCTGTAAAATCTGTATCAAAAGTATCTTCGTTTTTTGCTAAGTTATAAAGTTCATTATTTCTTTGAACAATATCGTAACTTACTTTTGAATATTTTCTTGGGTCTATTTCTACTCTAACAATATTAGTTGCTAGTGGAATTTTGTTATCTGTATCTCTTGTAAGAGTTACTTTATAATGTGTATTAAAGTGCCAACCTTGTGATTGCACTTCTCTACTTACTTCAGATAAAACATTTTTAGCTATTGTTCCATCTACAGGTAAAGAACCACTTAATGAGTTCAAAGGTGCTTCACCGATTGTAGAAAGAATTGTATTTACGCTTTCTAATTCTGAAGTTCTTGTTTGTGTTGTCATATTATTTTAAAACACAGGCGGAGATTGTCTGTGTTAACTCTCCGCCTATGATTGTTAGTTATTATGCTTTCTTGATTGAAACAACTGACTCTGGTCGTAAAATGTT